CTGTGAGTCTTCGATAGCAAAGATTTCTTCGTACTCTTTTTCGTAGCTGTCGTATGAAAGCCCAAAAAGAGAGTTTAAGCCCGGCTCAAGTTCCTTGGCTAATTGTGCTCGTGAAATTGCCATTAGCTAAGCTCCTTATGCTAAACCAGCGCTTTTAACGCCGAAGATTGAGTTTTGAATTACTACTAACACATTAGTGTTTGCAGCGCCCGTGTCCGAGTTATTCGGATCTTCCGAAATGTCAATCGCTTTGATTGGCAAGTTCGTGTTAGTCGCACCAGTGGTTACGTCCAGCTCAGAGCCAGAAATACCAGTCTTAGTGCTACCTGCTGACGTGTACACGATGTCAAAGTTTCCGAATAAATCAGTAACTGGGAACGTGTCATCCGCTTGAATCTCATAAACCACATTTTCATCATCAATGATGAAAGCGATGAGATCTGAAGCGTTTGTGCTTGCAGGATAGTAGTTGCTGAATACTTGCTCACCACTGGTGGGGTCTGTATACATGCAACCGTTGAAAACGCCAACTACAGGGACAGTGCCCCCATCAGCGTGTACTTCCACCGTTCCGCCGGTGACCTGAGCGACCATGTCGCCTTGAAAAATGGATGTTCCATAATTCGCAGCAATACGATATCGACTCTGTCCGCCAGTGTAAGGTGCACCACCAATCATTCTGACTGGCTTCATTCCAAATGCAGCGTCTTTATTCGCCATTTTGAATTACCTCTATCTACGTCCAAATGTGACGTTGCTATCGCGCTGAGGATCATATTTAACGTAACGGCTGTCAGCTCTGGTCTCATTGAACATACTATTGTCCAGTGCGTCCGTTGCTTGTCGGCTCTTCGCCCGGTAATAGGTTCTTCGCTCTTCTACCGTTTCGTTAGGGATCTTCGCTAATAACAACCCTTCGTTGTAAACCACACCTTCGTGTCGGCCATTATCCATTGTCGGTAAAGAACGCCAGTCTTCGGGCAGCTCGGTTCCTCTTACGAGTTCCCAACCCTCTCGAATTCGACGCGAGACATTAGCTCGATCTTCTTGTCCCAACATGGACTCCCTTATCCACCTGTAGGTATAACCTTCAGGTGCCGGGGGAGTTTCCAATGACCTAACTGGTCGCCATGGTTTCCTGCGAGTCTGATTATCGTGTGACTGCGAATCACGGGATGAACGTGCGCTTGCTTTTGCTTCTGTCATTTTAGCTTGCCTCTCTTGATGCAATTTTTTGCTTCTCTTTTGCCACTCGCTGCAACCATGCCTCCTCAGACATATTATGCGGCTTGAGGCTCCTGAGTCGCTCCAGCTCAGACTTAGAAAAGCTCACGCCATTCTTTTTGCCTTGTGTTTTTGACCGACCACCACCTTGGGTAGCTGAAGCGACTCTTTGCACAGCGGGTCTGCTTCCACTTTGAACGGTCTTAGATCCACCATTACTGGCAGACTTAGTGTGAGGATAAACCGTACCGACCCTGCTGTCCAATTCTTCGTAATACTCATCGGAACCAACGTCGAAGCCTTCGTTCGCTAAATTGTAGTGAACATAGTAAGCGTACTGGGTTGCCTTCATATCCTCTTCGTCATCTTGGTTAGCGTACCAAGGGTTTTTATCGTGCCACTCTAAGGCGTCTTCAGTAGGCTTAACCTCTTGTTGAACCTGCTGCTGATCCTGATAATTAACTACCTGCTCATTGCCCTGACTGACATAAGACTCTTCCTGAGCAGCCCTTTGCCGAGACTTGGCAACCCGAAGCTTTTCTTTTTGAATCCCAATATCGTTCTGAAGCTTTGAGGCTTTCGTGATCAAGTCGGCGTCACCGCTCTCGACGGCCTTGCGATAAACGTCATCGATCTGCGCTTCTTTAGAGGCTATAGCCTCTTCTTCTTTGGCAAGGACGGTGTTTGACTGTTGAACCGTATACTTACGGTACTGCTGCAACTCCGCCTCTTTTTGCATTGCAATCTGCTCAAGCTGCTGTGCTCGGTGCTCAACCTCTCTGTGCTTTGCGTTTAACTTGTTAATCCGTTTAGAAACTGACTTGGTGTAATTCTCAAGCTCGTCGCCTTCACCACCAGATCCTTCTACCGGGTCTTCTGTGACCTGAATAGAAAATTGTTCCTCTTCAACCTGCTCTGCGTTTTGATTCTCAATCATGAAAAGCTCACTATATCGTCGGGATCTAATATGGTTCCAATGACTTCGTCATCGTTAATAATTCGCACTTCACCGCCATCTTCAAGCCTAAATCTAGCGCCAGCATAACGGCCAATCAGAACCCACTGCCTTTCTTCGCACCAAGGCTTGTCGCCAAATTTGTCGGTGTCCGCATAACATAACGGCCCCTTCTTGACTACATAGGCAACAACCGTGGCCAAAGCCTCTCGGTCTACGGTGCCTTTTAGGAGGTGTATACCGCCATCGCTCTTGGCCCTGCCGGAGTATGGCAAGACGAGCATGCGCCACCCAGCAGGGGTAGGCATTCTTTCTATGGCTGATTTTTCAAGCAGGGTTGGGTCTAGAACTCGCTCGTCGCCTGAAACGTAAGCCGAGTCTGTTATTGGGTCTGTCATTTAGATTTCCTTGTAGAATTCTCTGATCGTTTCCTCCACTAAGTTTATAACAGTTAGCTCGCCTTGCAAAGATTTATAATGTTCTACATCTTTCAGCATACCGTTCATCATGACATCTCGAATAAGATCTCTCCGCTCCCCCATGACTTTCTTCATGCGAGAGCCGAGATCTATATCATCCATTACACTTTCTCATGAAAGTTAAACCCTCTAGTGGCCGCGCCAGCGCCGCGAGCCTTGATCACTTTTACCTTGCCGCCCATGGTTCGGCGAACCAAGGCTGGGTCGGTGGGTATAGACTTAACGCTACTCTTTGGCGAATCGACCTTTTTAACTCTGCTTAAATCTTTCATCATTCTTCCTCAGTTTGTTCGATTAGTTTCTTTGCCGCAGCCTTTCTCGGAGCCTTTTTAATTACAGGCGCTTCTTCTGCCACAACGTCTTCTTGAGCCTTAACCGGCTCAGGAGCAGGCTCTTTTACAGCAGGCGCTTCAACGCCAGATAACCTAGCCAGCTTTGCCGCAATACGCGCATCGCTTTTCTGCTTCTTTTCTGCCGCGTCCTCAGCTTGTTTTTTGACCAAGGCTGCCTCTACATCTCTGGCAAGCTTTTTTTGGTCTCGAAGGTCTTCGATCTTTTTTCGCATATAACTTGTAGATGAAATTAACTCAGACATTATCGTCCTCTCATGTTTTTATTTTGCATATCAAGGAGCTTTAGCTCCGCCTGTTGATCTAAGCGGCGAATAGCAACATCCATCTTATCGTCTGCCACATTCTTCTGTATACCAAGCCGCTCCCTAGCGATTTCTGTTTCGAGAAGCTTTTCCTCTGCACGCTGCTGCTGCTTGGCCTCAAACTGTTCATTATCAGCCTCAACCGTCTTCTCTTTAATCGCAAGCTCTTGCTGCCTAATTTGAACCAGAGGGTCAGTCTCGTTGCCCTGCCCGATAGACTCCAAAAGCTCTTGAGTCAATTGCGCCAAGACGGGAGATGATATCTTCTCGATCTGCATCTGAATTTGACTTTGCTGCTGCTGCAACTGATCAGGAGGAACTTGCCCTGACTGGGCAGCCGCCTGCATTTCTTGCATCTGCTGGTTAAGCTCTGGGGGTATCTGCCCCTGAACCATCTGCCCTGCCATAAACTGGAGGTGCTGCATCATGTGGCCAATTATCGCACCCTGCAAAGGCGGGTTCTGCTTGACTACATCGGTCAAGAATAAAGACCTATGCGTGTCAATGTGCGCCTGATGGTTTTGAGGCTCAAAAGCCTGAGCCGGCTGCCCCATCAGGAATCCGCTATTCTCAATACCCGCATCGACAGGCATTGGCTGCGGGGGTGGTGGTGGCGGCTGTATAAGGCTGTCAATATCATCGACACCAAGCGCCGCGTACATGCGCCTGTAGGCCTCGTAAATGCCTGTAGGGCCGTGTATCTGAGGGTTCGACTGAACCATGGTCAGAAGCTCTTGCGCCATGGTAATTCGTTGGCTTTGGCTAAAGATATTCGGGTCAGAGACGGGCACCACATCTATCCGTCCATCAAAGTCTGTGCCCATAATCTCCTGAGGCCCATTCTTTGAAACGTATGGATAGCTTGGCGGTAGATACTCAGCGAAGACCTTAGCAAGAAGCTGAAACTCAAGCTTTTGGCTGTAATGAAGGCGCTTGTGAATGGCGCTCATTACCTTGGTGCCCCTTTCCAGCAGCGCCACCGTAGTCCCCACAGGCATGGCTTGATTCATCTCGCCGATGTTCGTGTCAGATATACTGGCAAACCGCTTACCGGACTCGACAAGCAGCCCTAGTAGCTGCATAAGGACGTTTGACGGCTCTTTAATCGGAAGAGGGATCAGGTTGTCACGCAGAGACGCCCCTGTGGTGTCAATAT